ATGGCGCTGGCGATCCTGATCGGGCTGGGCTTCTGCGCCGCTCAGGCTCAGCAATTCTTCATCCGCTACGAAGGCGATCAGAACCGGGTCGATATCCAGCAATCGACCGGCGGCGGGTATTTCAACGCCCTGATGCAGTTCAACGCCTGGGCGGCCAATGACACTCGGGTGCGGATCACCGGCCCGTGCGCGTCCGCATGCACGCTTCTGCTGAGCTATGACAATGTGTGCTGGACAGGGGGCGCGAGCTTCCATGTTCATGCGGCGCGAACAGGCGGGCGGCAGGACGACGAGGCGAACCGATCTCTTGCCGCCACCCTGCCCCGGGCTTTGCTGGATCGCCTGCCCGATCCAGACGAGTGGTCATCCGACTATGAGCGGGGGTTCAGCTTTTCCGGCATCGAGATGTCGGAAATTCTGCAAAGACCCCTGTGCTAGATTCCCCCTAGACGCGAATAAAATATAACGTCATGGTTTATCCACAACTGTGAACAACAGGGGGAAACCATGACTTCTCTGTCTCTTACAGAAGAAGAGCGCAGGATTGCGCGCGGCATCCAGCCGAGAGCCGCAGAGCTTCGCAGCCTGATGCAGACCTATGACGAGACCGCCGAAGAGCTCGTTACGCTCGCGCGCTTTCTGATCGCCTGGGGTGATCACCCCGGAATGCTCTACGCCTACGCCCTCACCGCCGAGGCTTACAAGACCCTCACCGGTTTCCCGATCCCTGTCCGGCTCGTGAAGAAGACGCCCAAGCCCTGAAACGAAAAAGGCCGCCCCGAGATGGAGCGGCCTTTCCTATTCGTCTGATCCCGTCACACGCCGGGCCCAGCTTTGAAGAAGGGCAAGGCGCGTGGCGACGGTCGTGTGTGTCGAGAGGAGCGCGAGATAAGCGAGCTCGTAATCCCGACTGGTGCGCGCTTCCGGGGGCGGAAGTTCGGGTATGTCGTCAGCCCTCGGGGGGATCATCAGTTCCGAGTCCGGCGGCGCGACCAATGGCGCGGCGAGCGGCTTCAGCGGCGGCGTCGACTGACAGGCTGACAGACTGATCAGAAGGACAAACAAAAGCAGTAGACGCTTCAGAAATGGCATTGCGGGCATCCTCTATGGTGCGGGCGGCATCGGTGATGATCAGTCGCGCCTGATCGCCTTCCGCGGCATTGGTCTTCTGGTCAGACAGGAAGGTGTTGAGCTGATCGGTGAGGCTGGCGAGGTCTTCACGGGCGCTCTGGTCCGCATGGTTCTGCCAGCCGTGAATGCGGCCCGTGGTGTAGGCGCCGGCCACCAGAGACGCGGCGCCGGCGAGCGCGATCACAGACAGGCCGAGCTTGGACGTGATCAGACTGAGCAAAGCGCTGATCATCCGAACACCTTCGCCTTCATCGATCTCAGCCATGCCCAGGCATAGGGCCGGGCGAATTCGGTCGCACCGGCGCACAGGGCGACAGAGAGGGCGGGAAGCCATGACAGATGGCCCCAGATGATCAGGAACACGACAAGCGCGATGAAGGCGGCCCCTGCGAGCCGCCAGAGGGTCACAGACATGGTCAGTCTCCTATGTGCAGAGAACGAGGCCGGGCAGATAGCCCGGTTGCCCCTTGGGCTTGGTCATCACTTCGCGGCGGTCGCCAGGGGCGAAGCTGATGTGCAGGCGGTCTTGCGCCGGGTACCAGATCAGCTGGTCAAACATGATCGGGCTTTTGATGATGCGCCGGGCGGCGATGTGGGCTGAGAGGCCGCGCGCCTTGAAGTCCACCGCCCAGCCGGTGATGTGGTCAGAGGTCGGAGATCCACCCACGGCCTCGTTGACCAGGGGCGAGCGGAACCAGCTCGTCACATCGATGATGACGCCCAGAAGGGACCGGACGAATTCCATCCCCTCGGCTGTCTGACGGATCGCCTTTTCAGCCTCCGGGCCGGGCGTGTTGTCCAGCCCTTTATCAAACGCCGTCTGGCTGCGCAGGGCTTCGCGCCACGTGAAGTGGCGGGTGATATTGCCGTGCATGATCACCCCTCCCGTCCCGGGCCGCCGCGGCGGCGGATTTCGTCAATCACCTCATCGAGCCGCTTGTTCGACAGCCATGCGATGGTGGCGGGCGCCGTGGCCATGCCGGCGACACCGGCGACAAGCACCCAGCCCTCGCCAAGGCCGAAGGCGATGGCGATCACCCCGACGACAAGACCGAAGGCCACCGTGCCGATGAAGTATTTCAGGCCGGCCTGCGCTTTCGGCGTGAGGGTCACGACAGCCGCGCCAGCCAGGCACACGACGATGAAGAGGATGATGATCTGTTCGGCCCGCGCGAGCAGGCCGGTTGCGGTCTCAGGCGCCATGATCACGACCCTCCACGATAAGGCGATGGGCGCCCGTCAGGGCCACCATGAGGCCGGACCCGACCCCGATATGACCGAGCACCCACAAGAGGCTCTGCAGCGCGCCCAGGTCGCGCCAGTCCGCGTGCAAGAGGTAAAAGGCCGTGTTGCCCGCCATGGCGAGGCACAGGGCGGCGAGCGCCAGCCCTCCGAAGCGAAGCATGTCAGAGGCGTCCACACGCTGCCCTCGGGCTCTCAGCGCCAGCAGACAGCGCGTCACCGCGGCGATCACGCAGAAGGGTCTCGGGGCCCCTTCGGATTTGAGCTCCGAGAACAGCCGGAGCCCGGCCAGCGCCGCGCCCAGATAGGCGACAAGCTGCCAGAACAACCCGGCGGCGTTCAGCCAGCCGAGCGCGGTTTCAGGATGCGACATGGCATGCCCTTCTTGTGGTGACGACGCAGGGAAACGGGCCCGCCTGACCAAGCGGGCTGGACTCTGATGTTCCGCTAATGTTCAGTCCCTGCCCCCAACCCCGGAGGCGGTGATGAACTGGCGATCAGGCTTGCAGTTGAGAGATCATGACCCGGCCCTGCGGGTAGAGCTGTCATGCCCGCCCGGCGGATGCGGCCGAACGGTGCGGCCCAGCATTGCAGAGATCATCGAACGCGCGGCGATCAAGGGCATTGAGGCGCCCGAGCAGCTTTACCTCGATGAGGTGGCGGCGCGGGTGAAATGCCGGGGATGCGGGCGGCGGCTGGTGCTGCTGCAGACGCACGAAGAGACCATGGAGGCGTTTCAGGGCGGGATGCCTTAGGGCCAGCCCGCATCCAGATCAATCGCGCGCAAGGCGTCCAGATCAGCGGCGGCATTGATCGCGTCGGCCAAGGCGCGCGCATTGGCGAAACACGCCTGCACATGATCGAACGCCGCATCGCCGAAGGCTTCCAGGGCGGCCAGATCAAGCGATTGGAAGACACCCCGCGCCAGTTGCCAGTCGACCGTTTCGCCGCTGGGCTTGCGCGCCAGACCCGCCGACGCCGCCGCCAGCCGGGCGGTCGTGCCTTCGTCGAGCTTCACGGGTACGCCGCCATAAGTGAAGGCGGTTTCGGCCTGCTCGCGCCGGGCGGATAACTGGCCCAGCATGTGCGCCCGCGCCCCTTCCAGAAGCCCCCCGGTCGGGTAAGCGTCCAGCCCGTCAAAGTCGGATATCAGCCGTTCGGGCAGGAAGTAGAAGCCCGGAACCGCCTCGACCGGCTCAAGCCGTCCGGCGTAGTAGTCGCCCCGCACGGCGTCACGTTGGGCTTGTGTGAAAAGGATCATATTACAACCCCGTCATGTAGGTATTGAGACGCGAGTAAAGGTTGGCGTGCTCGGTGCTGGTTAGAGAGCCGCCGATAAAGGCAATGGAGATTTGCCCTGAAGTGTAGCCGTTGGGAGACCCGTCAAAGTTTTGCGCCAGCAGGTACAGAGCATATTTTGGTAGGCCGATGGCCGTTGCGGTGCCAGATCCATCAGATGTCCCGTTGGTGTAAAGCTGCGTCGCGTTGTTGCTGCTGCGGTTTGAGGCAAGAAGTTTGTTCGCTGCGCTCGACGTTGCGTAAGAAACCCAGCTCACATCGTTGAACCGCGCGCGATTTGTGCCCGTATTGTTTTCAATCCGTAAATGGTGTTCAGGAACTCCCGTGCGATCAGTAACGCCTAGGTAGTTTCCACTCGCGCCAGTTGCACGGACCCAGACGCCGGCTGCGCCGCTGTTCTGTGTCAGGCTGACGCCATCCACACTAGGCGCATAATTGGTGTTCAGATAAGCGCTCGTCCCGTCGCCCGTGTAGCCTTGATCCGTGGTAAAGGCAGGACTGTTGACGGTGCTAAGCGCCGAGCCGGTCGGGTCTTTCCAATTTATTTTACCCGCTTGCTCGGAGTGGGCCGCCATAACCCAAAGAGCGTCGAGCTTGGTCCAGATTCCATCCGCTTTCAGCCCCGTGACCAGATCATCAATCAGAAGCTGGCGTGCCGATGCAGGTGGCGCGCTCATCTGGTCGATAATCGCTTGCGCATCCCCATCCAGAAACGCGGACGCCGTGGTGAAGCTGATCACATCAGACCACTCGCTGTCGCCATAGGTCGTCCCCGTGTAGCGAACCCGCGCGTAATAGGTGTTGGACTCAAGCAGATTGCCGCTCGGGATCTCCCAGCTGGTCTTGTTGGTCGCATCGTCCGTGGTCTGCACAAGGATGGTGTTAAAGTCGCTCGACGTGGACACCTGCCAGTCACTGCTTGCGTGCGTGTCGCTATCGTTGGTCGTTCCGAAAGCCGAGGCCGTCAGCGTCGGTGTCTCGTCCTGTATCCCTGTTGCGCCGTCCGCCGGATACGTGATCGAGGGCGTGTTGACGAAGGGCGCGGAATACGCGAACCTGTCCTTGGGTTCGAGAACCTTCATTTCCCACCCCCACGCACCGTCCACATATTCAAAGATCACCCGTGCGCCCGGGACGGTGACAATCTGGTTTTCAGATCGCCCGTTGATCCGACCGGGGATGGTGACAGGATCGCCCACCCCCCATGAGCGGATCGGATCGTGCAGCTCGAAGCGATCCCCCTGAACGGGCGAAGCCGGAAGCCCGGACAGTGTGACGCCGCCCTGAACCGGATAGGCCTTGCCTGCCGCTGGCGTGAACGCGCTTGTCTGGATCGCTGCGACCGTGACGCCGCCGCCTCCGCCTGTTGCATCCTGCGGCACATACGCGCCTGCCGTGTCGTTCCAGGTCAGCACCTGTCCGTCAGTCGCGCCATCCTGTTCAAGGTCCGCCAGCGGGATATCTGTCCCGCTCATGCGTGCGCCCGCCGCCGCGACATTGGCCGCATCGGTTACGTCCGCGCCATCCTCGACATTGATATGCGCAAGCAGGGCGGCCTTATTCACGCCAAGCTCAATCGTTCCGTTCGTGGTGATGAGTGATCCGCTATCAATCTCGATGCCGTCAAAGCCGGAGACGGCCACACTGGTGACGGTTCCAGCGCCGGTTCCGTCCGCGCCCTTGGCCGCCAGCTTGGCCCATGTTGCGCCCTCGGTCGGCGTCGTGCCCGTGGAGCCCTGAAGCGCCAGCCATGTCTCGCCCTGATAGGTGACGATATCGTCAGCGGCGTAGGTTGTTCCCCCACCCCATGCGCCTTGAAAGTCGTCTGCAAGCGCGCCTTGGGGGCCAACGAGAGATTCCAACCATTCCGATTGCGTACCGGTAAAGCCCTCATCAACCGCGACTTCATAAGCGCTTGGGCCTCCGTCACCCTTATCGCCCTTGGGGATGGTGAAATTGAAAACAGCAGCGGCGGATGAACCGCTGTTGGTGACGCTCACACTGGAACCCGCCGCGCCAGTCGTGACGGTCCCAATGCTGATGGTGGCGGCGGCGCCGGAGACAAGACCAAAATCCAGAATTGCAGCAGCGGAAGTGCCGCTATTGGTTACGGTCGGGGTGGAGCCAGGCGAGAGCGCTGTAACGTCACCCACACTCACCGTTGCGGCCGCGCCCGCCGGTATCCCGAAATCAAGCACGGCATCTGTGGACGTGCCCGAGTTGGTCACCGTGGCGCTTTCGCCCGGCGCAAGCGTCGTCACAGTGCCTACCGATAGCTCGCCAGTGTCGCCCTTTGGCCCGACCAGAGACACGCCTGCAGGCCATGCGCCGGACGCTTTCGGGCCATAGAAGACTTTCGCGGCGGTGTCGTAATAAAAATCCCCGTCAGAACCCACACCCGCGCCGGGTGCGCCAGTCCCTGAAAGGATGGTGCGGCCATCCGCGCCATCCTCACCGCCCAGCGTGAGAATGGAGCTGCCCCATGCCCCGCCCGACTTGGGGCCATACAGCTCGCCATTGGTATTATCGAGCGCGAATTCTCCATCCGAGCCGACTGAATCAGACGGCGCGCCATCTGTGACGATGAAGCCCCCGATGGAGAGCAGAAAGCCCGCGATCTGTTCGGCATAGGCCGTGGGCAGGGTGTACCAGGCGTTGAAAATGGCGAGCAGCGAAGTCGTCGCCTCCGCCTCGGTCACCGCGCCATTGGCGAGATCATCGAAGACAGCAGCAATCGCCGCCGCTGCCGCGGCGTTATCAAGGTTGGCCATGGTCTTGATCCTTAGTCAGAGCCGGTGCGAGTGAGATCGCCCGTCACGTCCGCCACCACGACGCGGCTTTCGGTGTTGCCGGTCACGCGCGCCTGAAAGACAGCAGAGACGTTCCCGCCATAGGGCATGGCGGCGGGCGCAGAGATCACCCGATTGATGATGCCGGCAGGGCCTTCCGTGCCCGAGGCGAGCGTGAAGTCGGTCTCGCCGCTGGCGCTCAACACGATGCGCCAGTCCACCGTGATCTCCCCCAGCGGGTCTTCAACATCAACAACCGTGGGGCGGGCGTTGAACTGCCCGGCGAAACGGATCACGCCTTCGCCCGGCGCGCCCGAGAGCGTGCCCGTGGCGAGTGTCTGATAGGTGGCGGCAAGGCTGGTGGTGGAGCCGGTGAGCACGATCGCGTCGGTCCGGATCGAAGGCGGCAGACCCGCCACCTGGATCCCGCCCGCGGCGCTGTCAAACACCAGCACGCCCGCATCCGTGCGCAACTGCAGACGCCCGGTGTCCATGTCGAGCTGGAAGGTCTTCACCGTACCGGCGGCGTTGAGCGAATAGACCTCCGAGCCGTCCATATCGATGACAAAGCGCGGCGAGGCGAAGGCCGGGCCGAACTTGATCTGGCCTGCAGCGAAGCGAATGTCCGAAGACGGATTGCCGTCAGACTGGCGTGCGCTGAACTGCACCCCGGCGAACGCTGTCCCGGCCTGAACCGCGATCAGGCGCGTGGCCAGAAGCTCATCCACAGACGCAGAGACCGCCGTCAGGTCCGTGGCGATGGCGCCCACCTCGCCATCCAGCGTGTTCACGTCCGCTTCCAGCAAGGTCAGGGCGGTGGACGTCGCATCCTGATCATCGGCCAGCGTGTTGAACTGCAGCGTCAGGCTGGCGAGTGAGTCCCCCACCGCACTGAATTGCGTGGTCGTGGACGCGGTGAAAGCCGTCAGATCATCCGCCACCGTGGTGACGCTCGTCTGCACCCCGGCGATGGAATCGTTGAGTGCGCTGATCTGCGTGGTGCGGGTGTTCGTTTCCGCCACCAGATCGGACGCCAGCGTGGTGACTTCATCCTCTACCAGCGCGAGGGCGTCATCCACCGCGCTGATCTGCAGCGTCAGGCTCGATTGAACGGCCTCGGTGGCGGTGATCCGCTCGGTGCGTTCCTGCACAAACAGGTTGACTGCCTTGCGCTCGACGCCCCGGCGCTGATTGGCCTCTTCGATCAGGGACCGGATTGTCGCCTGGGCGGCTGATTTGCCCGTCGCGATCACCTCGTCAGCCAGAGCGGCCAAACGTTCATAGGTGTAATCGCCAATGCGCAAGGCATCCGTCGCGGTCATCCCGCCCGTGGTGATCGTGCCCAGAATGCGGCGGTCACCGATCACGCCGAACTGAGACACATACTTCACTGCCACCTGATAGGCGGTCTCGGGCTCAAGCCCGGTCAGCACCACGCCTTCGGTTACGATGTCGTACTGGCCGAACACGCGCCAGCCCGCATCATCATCCGCCCACGCGGCGTCCGTCGCAGGATCAATCGCGGTGCGGTATTCGACAATGATGGCCTTGGCGTTGTCCTGATCGGCCGAACCGGTCACCACGATCGTGGGCTGCTGTCCATTGCCCGCGCTGGCGCTCCACACATCGATTGCGGGCGGCGGCACGTCATAGATGTCGGGAACCGTCAGCGTGGCCGGAACCGGCGCGGTGTTCGTGCGCCCAAGGGCGAAGTCATGCTTGCCCGCGCTCTCGGAGATGAAGCTCACGCGGACGATATTCGTCATCGGGTCGAACGAGCGGGTCAGGCATTTCAGCTCGACACCATCCAGAAGGAAGCCCGGCTCGGTGATGGTGAACACATCGCCCGGCTCGATCTGCATCGCCCAGGGCTTGAGCGGCACGGTCCCGCTGAACGGCTCCCGGCTGTCAAGGATCGCATAGGCGGCCAGCTCTGCGATCTGGTCCCGGTTCGACCCATCCGCATGCAGCGCCACATAGGGATAAGTCAGATCGCGATCGATCACGCCGCCATCGGCGGTGACATAGGCCGCAACGCTGATCTCATCCTGCGGAACGTCCTCCCAGTTATGGGATTCCATCCGGCAGGTGGGCACCAGCGTGTTGATCTTCTCGAGCCGGTCCGCGTTCGTGGCGATCTCGAACGGGCCTGCAGTGTCTTCAACCGACAGGGTGACGACGCTCGATTTCGGCGCCGAGACGATGCAGCTAATCTTGCCCGCAAAGCGCGCATACCGCGCCCCGCCCGCCTGCATCAGACCCAGAAGAACCTGATGCCGGTCATCGAGCGAAGACGGATAGGCCGAAGCCGTCCAGCCGTTCGCATCGCACACATTCGCCCATTCCATGAAGGCGGGCAGATGCACGCCGGCCGATCCCGCCCCGATGCCGCCCACCAGCCGGGAGCCCTCGTAAAGCCCCATGGCCCAATTCAGCGCCAGAAGCGCCGCATTGTCCGAATAGGCGTAGGTGCTCGGCGTGCCCCAGCGGTGCGAGCCCGATCCGCCCGGAACCGTGGAATCAAGGCGCGGGTCATAGAGCTTGATCCCCTTCAGCGTCAGCCGCGTGCGCGGCTCGCCCGAGGGGTAGGATTTGAACTTGCTGTCCTGATACAGGGTCAGCTGGCAAGACGCGCGATAGGGCAAGGCCTTTGACGCATTCCACCCCTCATAGCCGGGCGTAGCGGCGTCCAGCCCGGTCTGCGCCAATGCCGTATCACTCGATGCGCCCAGCTTGGTCTGCAGCCACATCTTGTCCGCATAGGGGCCGGTGCTCGCCGCGCCATTGGCACCAAAGCTCACCGCCACATCGTCAGCATAAAAGCCCTCGATCTGCTGGATCGGACCGCAGCCAGAACACACCGTCCAGATCGACTGATACCGGTTGTCCGCGCCCCATTCATCGCGATGCACGATGCGCCCGGCGGCCGCCACGCGACCCAGCGCGAAGGGAACCCCCGCCGTGGGGTCAGCGCGCCACTCGAGGGGGGAGCCTTCAAACCCCGTATCGGGCTGAAGGAGTGCAGTTGCAGCCATCTGCCCGGCAGACAGCACACTCATCACTGTTAGGGTCTGGCCAATGGTGGCGCCGCCGCCTGCGACCGCCACGAAGGAGCCCGCCACATACGCACCTACACCCTTGGCCGCCGTGATGATCGCGCCGACAGCCCAGCTTACAGGATCAGCCATGCGGAACTCCCATGCAGAAAAGCCCCGCGCGTGGGCGGGGTGAGCAGAAAGACTCGACTTTCAGAAGAAAGGCGCCGTAGCGTTCCCCCATCACGGGAGGACGTTATGAGCGACTGGAAAGAATTTCGCCTTCAACTCGACTTCGGCGGCAACTCGGCAAAGATCACATGGATCAAAGAGGGCGGGAAACTGCTGTCTGGGAAACCGATGGTCTCCATCACGAACTTGCCGTTTGACCAGCCTGGGGAGCAGTCGGAGTCTGAGAGCCAGCAAGCTGCTCGCGAAGCAGCGAAAGCTCATCTTCAAGAGTTGATTGATCAGCTGTGAGCTGCGCGCACCGTGCGTCCAGACAATCAACGCTACGCATCAGGGACGAGACCTGAGCTTGAAGCTTGGCGATGCGGGCTTCATGAAGGCGGCGATCATAGACCTGTTCGCCCTTGGCAGTCTGGCTCATGAGTTATCCTTTCCGGGTTTCAGGCGTGCGCCAGCACGCGAGAGTCAATTCAAGATTGGGAACGAGCACCGCGAAGGCGCCCTGACCATCAAGGCCGATCACCCGGCGCGCGGCGGCGGTGTGGACCACCATCAGGGACGCCTTGAACGCATCACCCTCCGGCGTCGGCAGGGCGATCAGATCGCCCGGCATGGCCATGGCCGGAGCAATCTTCACCAGCCCCAGTGCGTCCACCGCCTCACACAGGCTCGACAGGCCCTGTTCGCGGAACCGGCGCAGGGCGGTCTGCTCGCTCGAATACCGCACGCCCTTCAGAAGCGGCACGGGGTGGCCTTGCTTGCGCAGGGCCAGCGCGCACAGCTTCACACAATCGGTCCGGCCCCAGTTGAGCGGCTGCCCCACAAAGCGCTTCACGCACGCGCTCACCGCCTGCTGACGGGCCAGCAGGGCGCTCTTGTGTTTCACGGTCATGAGGGTCAGCCGATCCTGTTGCCCGGGCCGCCGCCGACTTCATTGCCGCCGCCGGTATATCCGCCGCCGCCGGTGCCGTAGCGGATCGCGCCGCGCGGCTGTTCGGCGCGCCAGTAGATCTTGCGCGTCACGCTGGACATCAGCGGCTTGAGGGCGGGCGTCTCCGCCAGCCGCACCCCGCGCGGGGTCAGCTGGAATTGCTCGAACGTGTAGGAAGTCAGAACCACGGAGCGGCGCCCCGTCGATACCGCCAGAGACGCTACATTCAGAAGGCCCGTGGTCAGGGTGTCAGGCGTGCCGATCACGGCGCCGGTGTTCGGGTTGATCTGCCCCCAATAGAGCACCCAGGGCGAACCCTGCGCAGCCGGGTCCGTCAGCGCTGCAACGCCGTCATCGGTATAGGGCTCAAACGTCAGATCGGGCGCGATGGCTTCAGACACCTGCTCCTCTTCGATATTGGCCACCGAAGACAGAACACCCAGATCGTCATGCTCGGGCAGATAGGTCTGCCCGCCGAACACCACCGTGCCGCCCGAGGTCAGCCGCACCGTCTCATCGGGCAAGGTCAGCTCGAGCGCGATGAAGGCGTGAGGGTTGTCGGCCTGCCAGGCGGCAATTACAAGAGTGTCCATGAAAAATCACTCGCCATGCATGTACGAAATAAAGGGCCTGCCTTGGGAAGCGGCGCCGGGGTGGCTATTAAAAGCAGTGCGCGAAGCGAATGGCGGCAAGCCGCCCAGAGGTTTTTATGTGGACCCGCTTTACAAAGGGACTGGATTGCGCGTCCTGATCGACGGCGAAGCCCACATCATCAGCCACGCTCCCGCAGGGTGAAGGTGCGCGGCAGGGACAGGGCCGCCTCGCCAAATTCCAGCCCGCTATCGCTGGTCACAAGACCTTCGAGCTTGGGGCTCGCGATCTCGACCACATCATTGTCCGATGGCGAAACCCGCAGCGGAATGCGCAGATCAATCGCCGCGGTACCGGAACCGCTCGCCGTCACCGCCGAGGCGATGGGATAGGTATAGCGGCGGCCTGTGCTGGCAATGTGGGTGACATAGGCACCCTTGGGGATGACATAGCCCGCCGTCACGCCGTCGACATTAAGCGTGCGGCCGAGCTGGCCTGCACCGGCCACACGGGGCGCGCCCTCATTCGCCGCAACCAGATCGCCCTGATCGATCGGCCAGATCAGCGTGTCGAAAGGCTCTTCAAGATCAGACCAGGCCAGCGCATCCGAACGGGTCATCGGGACCAGAAGCACCCGCGCCTCAAGGTGCTGACCGGTGCGCGTGATATGGTTCATATTGGTCTCAAAGCTGGACATGGCCCGCGCGGCGCGCGGCGTGACCGTGATCGACCAGTTGCGGACCTGCCCTGACGGCAACAGCAATCCCATGGCTTACCTCAAACGCTTGCGTGCGCGGGCGGTCTGCCCGGCCATGTCGGCCCGAGATTGCTGGACGGCGCCTTGCGCAGCCTGCACGGCCACCGGCGCGGCGGCTTCCTGAACGGCGGTCTCGAACAGAGGGGACTTGTCCACCTGAACCACGACAACGCGCTCGCGGATGATCTCGCGGCCCATATCGCTGGCGGGGATCACTTCGCCGGGAACCGAAGGGGTAAAGAACTCGCGGCCATTCTCCTGCCACTGATACGCCATGCCGGGACGGGCCGGGCCGCCCGCCGCGCGCTTGCCGCCAAAGCCGAAAACGCCCAGCACGGAACCCAGAAAACCCCCGCCCTTGGAGCCGCCCAAACCATCAAACAGAGAACCACCTAGCGCTTGGAAAGCGTCATACAGACCCTGATACGAAGCCTGACGCAGGCGCTCGATCAGGAACTCTTCAAGATCGCCGTCAAATGCCGCCTTGGCGCCGCCCGCGAACACCGCCGCGAATTCATCCATGAACGCGCCGCGATCTTCACCCAGCTGATCCTTGTAAGCCTGAGCCTGAAGACGGCCCAGCTCTTCAGCCGTGCGTTTTTCCTCTGACAACGCGGCCGCCTTGGCCTCCGCCTCGATCCTTGCGAGTTCGCGCGCCGTGTTGGTCTTGCTCGGATCGTCCATGCCGGTGGCGGTGGCGGAGAGGCGATTGGCTGGCGACTTCGAGCCATCTCCGGCCCCAGCGCCCAGACGAACGCGCACAGGGTCAACCGGGCCCACCTCCGTCAGCGACAAGATTGCTTCGCGGACCTCGAGGCGCTTCGCCAGAAGCGCGGCCTGAAGCGCCTCGGCGTATTGTGTACCGAAGTTCTCGCCCCGCTCGATGCTATCCCGGATCTCTTCGACCCGGTCAGCGCCCAGAATGCGGCGCGCCTGGGCGTCAATAACACTTACGCCAGCGCCACGGAACGCCAGCCTTGCGACTTCAGATTCAGCCGCCGCTATGCGCTCCATTTGTTCAGCCAGAGCGGTAGCGTCCCCCACCGCAGGACTTAGACCGGAACGCATGGCTTGAAGGTCATCGGCCACATATCGCAGCACGCGCGCAATTCCTGCCGTCACGCCTAATTCGTCATTGAGGTCGCTCACGGCGGCGGCTAGCTCATTACCCAGCGCCGTGGCCGCCCGGCCAACCGTCTCTGGCATCTCATCCAGCTCTGACCGCAGAGTGGACAATTCCGCTAGGAGCGACCGTGAGACCACATCAGCGGTCAAGCCGCCCTGCTCTGCGAGCTCGCGAAGCTCACCCGTCGTGAGACCAGTCTGATTCTGTAGCGCCAGCATGATGCGCTGGCCTTGCTCCATGACTGAGCGCAACTCTTCACCGCGAAGCTCGCCAGAGGCAAAGGCTTGGGACAGCTGCAAGGTAGCGTTACGCGCTTCCTCTGCGGAGGCCCCGGAGACAATGAAGGCAGAGGCGACGGCTTCTGACAGATCCAGCATCTGCTGAGTGGATAGGTTCAGGGCGTCCTGTGCTGGCGCGATGCGAGCATAGGTCTCAGCCAGCCCGTCGAAAGACGCCCCCAGTTCGGTGGAGCGGTCGAACAAAGCGGCAATGACCGAATTGGCCTCTTCAACACTGTCGGTGTAGAGCCCGATCCGCCCCTCAAGCTGGGTGACCGAGTCCGCCACCTGAATGAACTCGCGCACCAATAGGGCTGCGCTGACGCCGGCAAGCAGTCCAGTCAGTGTGCGCCCAAAGCTCTCGGCGGCCCGCTGCGTGCGTTGGACCGAGTTCTCCACCCCGCGCCATGCCGGGCCAGACCGGTCACGGGCGAAGATGTCAAAGCGGAAATCTGACGGCATACCAAGGGGCATGGCGGCCTCTTTGATCTAGCGCCCGTCCTTCTTGGCCTCTTCTGCTCTGAGCACATCACGCGCGGCGTGCAGCATCAGCTCATCACAGGTCATCTCGGCGTCAAGGCGTGCAAGGGTCATCCCCAGCCTTTCGGCAAGGTTCAGCCGGTAAAGAAGGTCCGGGTTCTCGCTCAGTTTTTTTTTGCGGCCGCAAGCGACAGACCGGCGTTCAGCCGATAGGCCAGCGCCTCGATCACATCGGCGGGAACCCGGCTGCGCATGAACTGGGCGTTCTCAAGCGTGAACAGCCGGTCGCCGGTTTCATCACAAGCAAGCTGGATCACCGTCCGCACCGCCGCCTCGGCATGATTGATCTTGCCGGTTTCAACGTCCATCGCGGCGCGCTCGATGGCGGCGCGGTCCGCCGGGGTGGGTTTGCGGCCATAGACGATGACCGGGGGCTCTCCCTCGGCGGCGAATTCAGGGACAGCGATTTGCGTAAGTGCGCCGTCCGCATCGCGGCGGGCGGCGGCGGCCTGAAGAAAGCCGCCGCCCTTGGTCGTGGCGTTGGCCATCGCTATGCGCTCACCGCGCCCGTGGTCAGGGCGCCATTGCCCTGGCACTCAAATGAAACGGAATTCACCGCATCCAGAGCGTTATTCGGGGAAACACTGGTGATCGTCGCAGTCCCCGAATACTCACGATCCCCGGACGTATCGCCCGCAGGATAGAGTTTGATCGTCACGCTGGCGCCGACTGTCAAAGCGCCCTGCCCGCTCGTGTCGGACGGATCCAGATGGCAAGTGATTGAGGCGGTCCAGCTGGTGTGTCCGACCAGATGAGTCCGGGCGGTGTCGCCATGGGCGGTGTCATCCACCGTCTCGGCGGTTTCGGTGAGGCTCCAGCCGGTGGTCTCTGCGATCGTATCAGTGCCGACTTTGACCAGTCCGGCTTTACCGTGGGAAGTGGCCATGAGCGTTTCCTTTCATGCTAGGCCAGAACGGAACCGGCTGAACCTTCAGCCGTGTGGTATTCCACCTCATAGGTGAGGCGGGCTTGGGCGATGACCTTGCGGCCCTCACCGTCATAGCTCTCGGTCAGGCTGACCGGGCTGATGGAGAAGATAAGGGCGGACGACCAGGCGCCCTCGACCATGGCCGCCTCGATCTCGGCGGCGATGGTGTCGAGCGTGTCCGCCGCACCGTCTGAATCCGCATCAGCGATCAGGTCAAAATGCACCTGCATGACACGGCCAAGGCGGCGGCTGACGCCCTGGGACAGAACCTGCATCTGTTCATCGCCGGACATGACGTTGATGGCGGGCAGGCTTGTTTGCGGCAGCGGCTTGACCCGGTTCTTGAAGACACGATCCCCGCAGGTCTCAAGGCCGGTCACGCGGGTCGCCAGCAGATCGCGGATCTGGGTGCGGGCATGCGCCATGATCAGGCCTCGTGAAGAATGAGCGTGATCATGCCGAACCCGTCAGGCTGGACCTCGACCACGGTGTAATCCTGAGCACCCACCGTCACGCCATCACCCTGGGCGGCGTTCGGCGCATCCGCTGCGCGAACCGAGACTGCAGGGCTGACGCTCTCGACTGACAGATCACCATCCGCGCCGACAGCGACGTAATTGCGCGTGAAGACGCCCCGGACGGAGACGCCAGCCCCACCCTGCGGGGTGTAGGTGACGCCCTCGCCCAGGGCGCTTGTGAAGACCCGACCGACGCCGGAAAAGACGCGGCCAGCCATGGCTTACGCGCCAGCAGCCGCAGGCATGGCGCCATTCAGGCGAACCTGAACAACGGCGGTGCCGTTCGGCGCTGCGGTGACGGCAGTGCCCAGATACCAGTTGGACGCAGCGGTCTTGTTGAATTCGCCGTCAGCAACGTCCCAGTAGAGGGCGTCACCGATCGCGACCACGACTGCAGACGCCACCGGAAGGGTGTGAACGCCTTCGGTGTCGATAACGACATCCGCGCCATTGGCCGCGTCGTTTTGGGCCACACCGAACACGGAGCCCACCTTCACCATGTCGCCAGACGACACGGCGGCGGGGGCGGTGACGGTCAGAAGGCGACCGTCCTGAATGAAATTCTTGGCCATGATGGTTTCCTTTCTCAGGCCGGAAACGAGAGCGGGCGGCTCATTGCCGCCCGTCCCTGTCTCAGTTCAGAAGATCAGCCCTTACGAGCCGGGGTTTTTCACCGCGCCGCGGTGATCGATCCAGGCGGCGCCCACATCGAGACGGCCTTTCAGCTTGATTCCGTCCGTGTCGAAGTCTTCCATCTGCTCGATCTGCGGGCCCTGCTCGCCTTCGAGATAGGCGAACTCGATGATGTCCACCTGGTTGGGCGAAGCGAACAGGTACCAGTCATCAGCCGAACCGCCGCTCAGCGAGGCAAGGCGCGGCTCGATAATCGGCTGCATGCTGCCCGCATACACGTTCTGCTTTTCGGGATCCGTGACCACAGAGGTCTGACGGGTGTACTGCAGCGCGACCGTTTCCAGTTCGGCCGGAACAGCCAGGAAGGCCGGTTCAAGGTTCAGCAGCGTGCCGTCCGTATCATCGTCCGGCGCGAGTGAGCGCTGATTGCGCATCAGGGTCCGCGCAGTGCCCAGATTGGCGATGGTGATGGCGCCGGCAGTCGCAAGGTTGGCGTGATTGGCATGGAACACCGCGGTGCCGTCCGACATATCCGGGTTGCCGGTGATCAGGCCCCAAACCAGATCGGACTCCAGGTTGGCCGCAGAGGTGCCGAACTGGCGTACGATGCGGTCAAACGCCGCCAGATCATCATTGATGATCATCTCACGGGTGAAGGTCAGCCCACGGCCATAGGTCGCCAGCTGGTACTGCTCGCGGCCTTCCGCCATGGTTCCGAACTTGTATTCCGCGCCCTCGAGCTTGCGCACAAAGGACGGAGCGTCAGACAGCTGAACACGGCTGACGGTCTTGAAATCCGGCAGCGTGGTCTGGTTGACAATTGCGCGGAAGGTCTGCGGGGCGGCCTGATAAGCCGCGCGCAGGCTCTTGTTCGCCACATTGGCCAGGATGAACGGGAAGTCGCTGGTGCCGTGGGCGCCGCGCGACAGCATGGCCTTGGCGATTTCCGAACGGCTCATGCCGCGCACCTTGACGCCGCGCGCCTGCAGCAGTTCTTCACCCATGCGCAGAAGCGACATGCCGCGGAACTCGCGGGCGCCTTGCTCAAGCTCGACCTTGGGATTGAGGCGATGCTCGATCGCGTTGATCGCCAGCGCGCGGCGGGTGTCCTGTTCGTCCTGATTGACACTGAGACGGGCGCGGGTTTCACCCGGCGCGTCATCAGCGTCCGCCAGCTTGTCAAGGAAAGTCGCGCGGGCGGCGTCGACGCTCAGGCCGTCATTGATGGCCTTGGTGATGTCGCCCTGTTCAAGGCCGCGACCAATGAACTTGGCGCCAACCGCATTGATGTCGGCAACGCGCTTGCGCTCCACCGTCACAGCCTCAGCCTTCGCCGCGTTGATGTCCGCTTCCGAGCGCTGCTCAGTCACGGTGCCGCCATCGGGAGCGGCGCCCTGGGCCTTCTCCGTCATGGGAGTCTCCATTTCAGAATGTGCGGGCTCCGCCCGTTTGATGTGGCAGGGATTTTCGTCGTTCTGGGAGCGGAACCCCGCCATGTCGTCCGCTCCGATAGGAACCGCGGAAATCTCCATCGGCTCCCAATCCCGCGCGATCACACGGGTGACGCTTTCGTCATCACCGTCGATCACCTCATAGCCATGGACCCGATAGCCCACGCTGATATTGCGAAGGATGCCGCTGACCACATCGCGCCAGATCGGCTCAACGCTTTCGCGGGCCGAAAAACGGATGATCGCTCGACCCTCGCCGTCCTCAATCCATGCACGCTCGACAACGCCGATCACGTGCTCAAGGGACCAGTCAGAATGCGTGTTCAGGAAGGGTGCGCCATTGTTCAGCCGGTCAAGCCGAATGGCGGCGGCGCTGACTTCAAGTTCCTCAAGAACTCGGCCAAGACCGGGCATGTAGCGCGGCACGGCGGCGCCGGCAGTCCAGGTCACTTCTACCGTGCGAGCATCTTCATCAACGGTGCTCGCGCGCACCTCTGCCGTTCGGCCAAGCCGGGAGAGCTTGACCGTCTCGTCCATGTCCTTCGGCATGGCTTACTCCTCTGCGGGGTTGTCGTCGGAAATGTCGGTCGGAGGCAGAACAGTGCCGTCCGGGCGGGCCTGAGTGAGACCAGCGTTCGAGGTCTTGCGCGGATCGCTGTCGAATACGAGCTCCTGCTCATCCACCAGCTTGGTCCACGCCTTGATTTCAGCGATGACCGCCTCCGGGTCGCGACCCGACGCACGGATAAGCTCGGTCATCGACGCCTTGCCGATGCGCGCTTCCATCTGGTCCGCCAACAGCTCTTTCTGCCGGTCGATGGGCTCAAACCCGGGTAGGGTCCACTGAACGCCATAGTTCAGCTCAGAGATGCGGCCCGCCGCGAAGGCGCTTTCGATGAACCAGCGCCATGCGGGGCGGCAAACCATCGGCAGAATGGTGCGCTTCTGAAAACGGCGGATCATGGCCTTGAACGGCACGATCCCCGCCTTGTAGCTCGACCAGTTCACCCGGCTGACATCGCCGGTCAGCAGCTGATAGGGCATGCCCATGGCCGTGGCGATCTTGTGAAGCCGGGCGCGGGTATAGCTGTCATAGCCGGATGACGGTGAGGGCTGAGCGAAAGAGACATCTTCGCCAGGCTCAAGATATTCGATCATGCCCGGCTCAAGCGTTTCAAGCCGGCCGATATCGTCTTCGCCTTCCTCACCCAGGAGACCGGGGTCGGAAAGGTCTGACGTGGTGACGAAGGCCGCAAAGCAGGCTTCGACCTTCTTGCGCACCTGTTCGGCGTTCTCGTATTCGCCAAGATCCCGCAGATCGATCATAGCGGCCGTCAGCCACGGCACGCCCGAAAGCTGGCCGGGGCGTGTCTTTCGATAGGCGTGCGCGATCTGGTCAGCCGGGATTCGCTGGCTGTCAAAGCGCATGGGGCGGTAAAGCCCCACCTCGCCGGGATGGGTCTGGTACAACCAGTACGCCACGCGGCGGTTAATGCGGTCGAGCTCAATCCCGTTGATGATGTCAAAGCCGGTGTTGTTGTTCTTGATGTGGGTCAAATCAAGATGGTCCGGCTCCATCAGCTGAAGCTGAAGCGGGACAGAGAGCCCTTCATCAGAGCGGCGACGACGGCGGCGGATCAGTACATCACCTGACACAGCGATGGTCTGAACAGCGAGGTCTTGCAGGCCGTAGAAGTCCGCTTGCTCTTCAGCATCACAGAATTCAGACCAGTCAGCGAACGCCTGAGCGATCTCCTTGTCGAGACGATCCTTGCCCGTTTCAGGCTTGGGAATGATGCCGCCGCCAATCGAGCACTCGGAAACGATCTCCACACCGCGCTTGGCCCAGCCGTCATTGCGGTCCAAGTCACGGGCGCGAGCGCGCAA